ACTCTCCCACCCCCCCCCCATTTGAAAAACATATAGTCCTATTTTTACAATATCAATCCGAGTACAGAGTTATAATATTTGTGCTAGTCTTGGACTTTGCATTAACTCTTTGAAACAGAAAATGATAAACATGAAAGCAATAATGCTCAAAAAAAAAAAAAAAAGAGAAAAGAAAAAAAAAATATAGATATATCATGAACTTTTTGTTCGATAATAATACTGATAAAGTTTGATTGAAATCGTTTTAGTCATTCATGATTGTTTAAATCCTTTCTCATCTTCTTTTCTGTCTCTTAAAATCTTTTTTTTTTTTTGGTAAAATTTTTGTAGGTACCATATTTTATTTTCATTGTAATCGTTTTTGTTTTTTTTTTCAAACAAAAAAAAATATTACATTATTATTACGAGTATAATTAAAATTTTATTTTTATATATAAATAACAAATGACCTCAGATTCAAATGACACGAACCAAGGAAAAGGGCTCCCTGGGTGGGCAGTCCCAATTCTAATAATATCATCCATTGTACTTTTGATATTAGTGTTAGTAGCATATTCGCAAAATACAAAGACATCACGATTTGAAAAAAAGTATAAATCGTATATTGATAAAGTAATGACTAAACATCAAAACCTATCAAAATTTGAGATAATTGATTATGCAGCGAATCAACGTATGAATGAATTAACAAACAAAGAGTTGTTCGATTATGAAAACTATAAAAAATTTATAGAAGAAATACCAAGTAAGATAAAACAAAAAGGGTTGATAGGTGAAAAAATAGAAGCAATCTCCAGAACAATAAATGACCGAATTTTAAAAGATATGAAACAATATTTAAATAAAACAAACAATCCAACTCTTGAAGGTGCAATAGCATTTAGTGAAAAAGATTCATTACAAAATTTAATCAGAAGTCATACGGGTCGAACTCGAGATGGTTATACCCAATTATACAGACCGTTCTATAATCAGGCTCAGAAACTAAAAAAATAGGGTATTAGTAGATATTTTTTTTTCTACCGGAATTTGAAATTTTATATCTAATTCGTTCATTTATAATAAAAACAAAAATAATTGCCTAACTTTGTTGCGAAGATTGAATTGAACTTTGGATATTGTTATCGGAAGGGTTAAAGTATAATTACCGATGGAATTTACATGATTGTCTTGTTATAGGATATTTTTTAGTAAATCCAATTGTTTTTTAGATTCAATTTCATTATGATTGACAAAAGTAGCGATTTTAAAAGTTGGTAGAATGGGTATAATATGTTCAACATGTAACAATTTTGCAAAACAAAAGCCATGAAATCGACTCGTATAAACATAGGATGAATTTTCGAAAACGTTTTTATAATTTAGAATCGAATTTTCTTTCATCAAAATTGGTTGATGACCGGATAAAAATTCTTCCCATTTAGAGATGGGAAATTCGTCATCTTTTGAAAAGACCAAGTGATAATGCACGAATCCCATTTCGATTAATTGATGTAGAATGGTAAAGTAAGTTTTGAAATGGTTGAAGGAACCGATAGTAATTATATTTTTTTTGATAGATATCTGATTTCGAGGAGGGAGTAAATTTATTAAAAATAAACTAAAACATAAATCAGGAGCATATTTACAATTTTTGTTATATTTTTTCAAAATAATTTCATCGATTATAGAACGACAATAAATAAATTTTGCGTTTTCTATAAATGGTATCAATTCTATAAATATCGTTCCGGACAAATCGTTTTTTCCAAATTTGAATTGAGAAAATTGAAAACCGATTGATAAAAAATAATAAGAGCATTTAATTTTCTGTAGAATTATGTGGCATTTTTGAAAATAATTAATATTTTCTTTTTTTTCGTAGAATATTCCACCTCCGCCAAAAACGACAATGTCAGTTTTTTTGATTTTATTGGAATATTTTGGAAAATGATTTTTATGGTCTACCGTCATTGGAGTATTTTTGAAATAATGTAGAAAGATATCTTTGTACATGTAATCCCCCAAATTAGAACCTTCCTCGTAATTTTCTTTGTAACATCCGAAAAAGTAGAGCATTTATTTTTTTTATCGTAAAAAAAATAATTTATTTAAAATTTTATTTTAATGTTATAAAAAATATTATGGGGCAAAAACAACAAACATTATTCCATTATACAAAACCGGAGACCAATCAGTCCATTGAAAATTATGTAGAAAAATTAGAAATGGAGGAGGGAGTTTCTTATTCAAGAGAGAAAAAAGAGATGTATGAACAAGTAATTCTTCAATTACTGGATGAAATAAGAAATGTAAAAGTTGAAATTTTCAATCATGAATTTACAGTGAATATAAAACCCGTTCAGGGGAAATAACCCAAAAGTTTATTAATTTTCCAAAAATTTCTCTCGAGTGTCTTTAAGCAAATTTTCGTTAAAGACATGAAAGTACGTATGACTATCATTTTTTTTCACTTTGAACGATGACATCCTATCATTATGCCATCCAACGTTTGTTAAGTAACCATATTTTTGTGTATTATTCGCATGTGTCCAAACCTGTCCCTCAAAATTAGAATGCTCAAATATTTCCAAAGTATATCCGTGTGGAATATAGACACTGGAAACTTTATCATTCGGAATACCAGCTTCAAATACATTAGATTGATATCCATCCCCATATCTTTTACTTCTTTTCGTAGTACCTTTATTTGTATGATTTTCTCGACCATACATATTTCCACCCAATGCATTTTCAAACATTATTACGCCATCCATAATCGGTGTTTGTACTACAAATGAAGACAATTTATCATTATATTGATTACGAATCGAAGCATTATCATCATCATGTATATGTCTATCTGTTGAGTTGGAGACCGTTAAATTACCTCCATCACTTTTAGGGAAAAAACTATTAAAAAGTTTTATTTCCCCGACCGTACTACCATTACCATCTCCAAACCCTGTGAAAATGGCTGAATCTGGTGTTTTCAGACTTGTCATTGAGTCGTTTGGATGACCTCGAGACGTCATTCTATCGTGATTCCAATCTCCATAAAAGAAATTCTTTCCAGCTGAAAAACTATGTTCATATACCGTAACAGTGCCGATGGGACCAGGATAAAAGTCGGTCACCTTCTTATAACACCAATTATGGTTTGAATTTGTACTGAAATATTCAGTTTGTTCATCCATACTTAAAGCTCTTAAAGTTAGTCCACCAGGACCACCATAATTCATAATGCAGACTGTAATTTTTGTTTTTCCAGGGCGGAATTTGGCATAGAAAGGTGTAGGGTCCCCTAAGCCTTTTGCCCCTATTATTTGTCTTTCCACGAAGATAACGCCAAAATCATCGAAATTGGATAAGATTTTAGATTCTAAAATAGTGCCACTAGTATTATTGAAATCATAACTAAACTGTAATGCACCGTCCCAATTGATTTCATCTTCAGGGACTTGTCGCCAATCTCCAGGAAAGCCCTCAATCGTTGCAACTGAAGTTAATAAATCAGTACAATTAAACATATCATTAATGTAGCGCCAGCTAGATTGAACAGCAGTCGAAATAAGAGGCGCGTCATTAACGTCGTCAAGCATAGCCGCTTGTAATCCAGCTGGACCACCACCATTATAAGCCACTATCATAATACGATTCTTCCCAGGAGTTAATGTCAAGTCTATTCCTGGATTGTCCTTAAAACCAGTTACTTGGACAATAAATTGATTATTATGAATTATCCAAGCGGTGTCGTCTACGTTTACGTACAATTTCACTGGGTGGTCCATTCCTAAAGTATTATTATAGTCTCTATAGAATTTACATATATCAACAGGAACTTGCGTGTAATTTAGATTATTCATATCACCAATTTGAGTGGAAGTAGGCATTGGCACGTGCCATATCCAACCATCGGTGAAGATAACGTTGCCATCGTCATTTTTCAATAGACCCCAACCAGGAATGGTCGGCATTGGCTTGGCTGGATATCCTTCCTGGTTATACAAATCGTCCATGGGTAATATAGGATTTAGAATTCGACCCTCATTCTTTCCGTTATTGGTCCAATGATTCCATAAAGAATCTTTATTGAATTTAAAGTTTCGGAACATATCAGAATACATTAAAGAATATCCTATTAAATCTGAGTTTTCTTTAGTCAACTCACCGATACAAGCACAATTTTGAAGGTCTTTATTCGATGGACAGGTTGCTTTTCCATCACATACATTACAACAATAAGTGATTCCCGTTTCGGGACATTTAGTATAATTGATTCCGCCTTCGTCAGCGCATTGTTGCTCACTCACATCCTGAATCAAATTGTTGCTTTCATAACAGGTCCCCCATTTTTGATTTTTAATGTATCCACTACAATATGGCTTTGTTTCTGGACATATATACACTGGACTTACATTATTTGGATATTCTACTACATATGTTCCATTAGGACCAACGTCAGTAGGAGTCTCACCGAAAGTATTAGCATTTGGTACCGCAACCGCAATTTGAACAACTTCCATATCAGAATTATAATTTTCACATCCCCATTGAGCCAACGATTTACCAATTTCAAACTGACTATAATCGTCGTAATTTGTTACATTGTCTGCTATTATTCCATTACAAATATCTGAACTATTGACCCAATGAAGAATAGGTTTTCCTTGACCACAACAAGCAGTTGTTGAACCAAAATCTGCTGCACATTGATTATCACTAGCGGGCTCATTTGGTTGTAATATACCTTCATCAGAAGAATAAGCATTATTCAAATTTGGATTATAATCTTGTTCTTCGAAATCATTCTCTTGTTCTTCGAAATCATTCTCTTGTTCTTCGAAATAATTATCTTGTTCTTCGAAATAATTATCTTGTTCTTCGAAATAATTATCTTGAGAACCCATATCATCATCTTGTTGATTGTTTTCTTCTTTCTCTGTTTCAACCTTTTCTGGTTCCGAAAATTTATTTTTAGTATAATAATAATAATAATACCCACCTCCAGAAAATAAAAGAATTACTATTATGGCCATGACAAAATAAATTGTGTTTGACATCTTTTTTTTTTTTTTTTATTAATACAAAAAAAAATATATATATATTAAAAAAAATGGAATTCCAGCAATTCACAAATATTTTGAAAACAGTTTCATTTTTTGTCATTACATATACATTATACAAATT